CTTCGCTGCGCTAGCTCGCAAGAATGTCGGGCCAGAAGAAGTTAACTGACGTCATAAAAGATGTCATTAACGAAGGGGCTGCTGGACCTAATACGTTGGGTCAGATATTTTCAGAACACATCAAAACGCAACTTAATTCAGTGCTTGATGCTCACATTACGGTTGATGTCGCGATGACAGGCACCGAGGAAAAGAATTTTGGGGATCACTTTATGAAGTGCCCTAATTGGACACCTACGCACAAAGAACCAGGTCTGCATCCTAATTTACGCAACGCGCAAGCTGCCATGGTGCAGTGGATCTATCACGATCTCAGAAACTATAAGAGATTGACCTTAATTGGATCCACTCGTCATGAATATGCTCGCTTCAAGGATAAAATGAAGCAGACCAAAATACACGCCATCATTGGCACCGGTGATTCCGCCGACGACCTACGTCTACACAAAGCATACGGTGAACATGGTTCATCTTATGAGGACAGGGTCTGGGCGGCCGAGTGTCATGGTGATGCAAGTGTTAGTTTTGCTGAGAGCGTAGCTCAGTGGCCGATGGTTAGCTATGATGCATTCGTAGCTATAGATTCGTTATACGCAATACACCCGTTAGATCTTATGAATTGGTGTTTGTCATCTGGTACTATGGGAGGTTACGGTACTATGCACACTATTGCCGAGCTGAATGATCCGAATGTGATTTGGCCAGTAGTGAACCCCGTTTTTAGCACGAAGTGGGAGGTGCAAAAGAAAGGGTTTTATAGCAATTCGCTCACCAAGAATCAAGTACTCATGCGCCACATGTTCTGCCCTAGCCTTAATTACATTATGGATCGGGGTATCATGTCGATATGGGCAAAGGGGATAGTCTCAGATGGAGTTAGGTCGATGATATGGGAGCCCGTGCGCGGTGGCGCCGGTTATTACTACATGCATTTTGTTGTTGTAAGCAAGCCCATTGAAATAGATCACAGATTCTACTGGAACTCATTCAACATGGTGGTCATGATTCCCGACCTTGAGCGTTTACTCAACTATGGCGAACTAGTGTATACCCCCTGCCTCTATGAAAAATATCAGAAGACTTTTCACTACGCCATGAGTCAGAAAAATCCGGAGCAGTTGTATGAGAAGATTAACCAACACGTGCGTAACGAAATGAATCAGATAGTGGTTAATGGTGTCACCATAACTCCGCAGTGGGAGCGTTTGGATCAACGCAATGCCATTGGTGAGTTTTTGACAATAGTGGAGACTTGTGCTTACCACGTTTCGCTACGTAAGCTTCGTAGTCGTAGATTGCAGAAAGGAGTTGGTGCCGTCATTTCAGGCGTGCATCACATGCTCACAATCTGGGGCAGGCAGGTTACTTGGCGATTTGCACGCATAACTCGTAATTTCAGAAGAGCTCTCGGCATTCGCGAGGAGCCGTTAACGCACCTTGAACGCATTTTGTCACGAGAGGATAAATATTTCTCTGCTGCCATTGGTAGCCCTTGGGGACCACAACAGAGAGACGAGTTAACTTACAATTATTTCGAGGAGTTTTACGAGGTGTTAGATCAGTACGATAGGGAGATCGACCTGTCGCAAGAATACCTGTCTGAAATAGGCTTCTCAGAGACCGACAAAGGTGGAGTAAGTAGCGGTTTGGGCGCTTACTGCAAGTTGCAAGACTTGAAACTCAAATCCGCTTCTGTGTCCGTCTTTGGTGTCGAACCTGGTGCCATGGTGAAAGAGCTAGCGATGCAAAATAAGGCCGTTCATGCCTATGTTGTGCACGGTTCCGCCCATGAGCAGCGAGAAGATGGCTCACACATGTACACACCTTCGCCAGATCTCTTAAAGCTTAAGAGCGTCACCTGGAAGATGCAGCGCACGTATGCTCTTCCCGCTAGCAGGTTACCCAAGATTACAGGCGCTGCGATCTTTGACATGGCTGTTAGCTCGGACCCTCGGGATAGAACAAATGAGCTGATACTGCGGGATATAATGCAGTATCTTGTGCGCAATCGTCATCGTGAGGTTGTGATTAAGCAACTGCATTGGGATGAATCTTTCTGCGCCCACTTGTGGACTCTGGGCTACAATCTCGAACCTCTTTTCAGAAGGTCTAATATAAATCCCATTAGCATGGAGTACTACCTTGTCGGCAGACAGGAGGCTTCAGTAAAGCGTGCGTGGAAGACGTTCGACGGGTTCAAAGTCGCAGTCCTCTCAGGCAGCCAGGAAATAATGGCTGAACGTATGAAGTATAGATATTGGGCTTCATTCAAAGGTGAGAAACCGGTGGCACAGCTGGTCAATGGCGCTTTTGTCACCGGCCCTTTTCAGCCGGCTCCTTTTCCGCTGGCGCCACCCACTAACTTCAACTTGCGTCAGCTAGAGTTACCTGAGCTACCACTTAGAGTGACAATGCCAGAGACTGGTGATCCGCCAGTCGTCACAGGCGTAATGTCAGTTGACCGTTGGTTGCCGCTTCGCCTAAATAGTTTGCGCGACGATACTGATATTGAGTTGGACGCGTTCTACGTCCCTCCTCGCTCTATTCATCGAGCTAGGGTGCGACCCATCGAAATGGAAGAGATACCTGTTGAGGCTGACGAGATGATACCCATCTTGCACGAGAATGACATGGCAAATGCGTCTGCACCTGCTGACGTGCTTGATGGTTTGGAGGCTGCTGTGTTGCACATTGCCGCCGCGTCAGCCCCTCCTGTTGAAGCCGACGAGTTGGCAGCACCAGAGGAGTGGATCATCGCACGTGCTCAAATGCCTCAGGCGTCTGTACAGGTGGCACCTGTCGTTGAGGTCATGCAATCTGTCGCAGGACCCCTCTCTTTTGAAGAGCAACGCTTGGTGGATATTCGGCTGCAAGCCGACCTGGCGCTAGCGCGTAAATTGGCTGACGAAGCGCTCGTTAAACTACCCGAGTTGGTGCCAGTTCCAGCACCACAGTTACAGCCGACCGTCGCCCCTGTTCCGACCCCGTCTGCAGATGCGACAAACGTCAAGGTGTGGGTCACCAACAACCCCTTCTTGCCAGAAGGTATTCAAGTCGTTGACGGCGAGTCAATCCGGATACAGAGGCGTGTGGCCATGCCCAAGGAGGAGGCGCTAGCGGTGTTGCGTGGCGCACGTAAGGGTTCCGTGACCCCCGTGACACCTACTTCAACGCCTCAGGTTGTAGCCACTTCTGATGTTCCGGTGGTGCTCTCTGCACCAGACAATTTACCTGAAGGTCTGCAAATAGTTGACGGCAAACGTGTCAATGTGGTGCATCCCTCTGATGCCCACATTGTTGGCACGCCTATAGTCCGGCGTGAGGAGGTCCCTTTGATAGAAAAGATCAGAGACGTGCCTAAATCAGACCTTGGTCCTGGCATAGGGGAGGTGCCTTGGAACTACTTCAAGTACACTAGAGGTTCCACGCCTGATACTAGCGTGTTTGAATTCCCTAAGCCACCTTGGTATAAAATGTGGGAGCAGGTCAGAAAAGTGCACTTCAAAGACCATATCTTAGGTGATGTTGATGGCGAGGGCAAATGTGTGTATCACGTCATGTCGATACACCTGTTCCAGGTGCCTGACGAGTGGGAGAAAGCCAGAAAATTATTCTCTGATTGGCTGTTGGCCACTGGTGGGGATGTGGAAGAGGCGCGTAAACCTATGGGTCCCTCACAAAATGTCGCTGTTGGTTTTCTAAGCTCTGTTATGAATGTCTACGAAGTAGACTCGTTAACGTGGAATGTTACAGTGACTAGGACTGCAGCTGTACCTTCTTTAGTGTCAGCTCTGATCTACCAGAATCATGCATACGCGGTGGTTGCTTCTGGCCATCCTACCTATGCTGCAGCAGTGGAATCCGACATGCATAAGTCGCTTGATCGCGTGCGCGCTAAGAAGGGTCCACTTGGGAAATACGGCCACGACGTGCATTTCAGCGCTGCGGAGAATGAGAAGGCTAAAGCTGATATGTTGGTTGCTCTGAAGGAGACTTTTGTTCCTGATCATCAAGGCGGGCACGCTCGAGCTGCTCAGGCTATAGAGAAAATAGCAGTCGGCCCATCAACTGCCAGGTTTTTCATGTATGTAGCGGCTGCCGGCACGGGTAAAACAGATTGGAGCGCAAAGTATCACAATCCGAGCACCGACCTTGTGAGTGCACCCACCAACGACATGCGAGAGGAATGTGAGAAGAAGATTTTGCAGTACCACCCTGGGTATTACATGAAGAAAGTGATAACCAAGACCATGTTCATGCTTTTTGCTGAAGATAAGAAGCGGGGTCTGACTTTCCCTTGTAATTGGAAAAAGCTCATCTTTGTTGAGGAAGCTTTGAGGCTGCCTAGCTTTTATTTCCAAGTCCTTTCCCTTATGTTCCCTGAGGCGATCTTTGTGTGTCTGACTGATTATCGTCAACCACAAGTGAACGACAAGTGGTTCCCTAACTTCCGACCCGCTAACGGTATACATTTGGCATTATTGGATTTGCTCAAGAAGCGTGGTGTTAAGAGTGCAGATGAGCTTACTCCGGAAGAAAGAGGCCAGGAGATGACCCTACCAGAGCTCATGCAAAGTCACGCCAATTCTGTGGTTACTCGCAGGTTTGGTGCTAACTGCATCAAATTGATCAGAAGCACTCTCGCTCAATCTATGTACCAGGAGCTTCGTACTTGCAACTTTAAGTGCTTTAAGATAAATGTGGCTAAATATGGTACGTCGGTGAATCTCAAGGAGCCCAATGTGCTCGGTGTTCACTTTAACAGCAAGGATGCAGAGGACTATAGAGAGGTTTACTCTTCACAATTGACTCATGTGGCTTCTCAAGGTTTAACAGTGAAGCACACATACATCTTCTGCACGTCATCCCCTGAGGGTTTGATCTCGAAGCAGCCTGAAGGTATTTATGTAGCGCTCTCCCGTGCTACTGACGAGGACACCTTTGTCGAGGCAGAGCGCAATGCGCTCGATGGACATAATTGGGGTACTTATCCGTTATTCCAGCCTAGCATAGGTGGTCAAAGCTATAACCTAGACTTGTGGAGGCGTGAGGACGTTCGCACACATTTCACAGGTGCTCATGAGGCTAGACTCGAAGCTTTAGGGCTTGATCCAGATTTGGTTAGAGATCGTGCTAATCCCACGCCCATCAGAGATGACTTTAGTGAGATCAAACACGCAAAGGTTACCAAGTGGCCAGCCTTCACGACCCGAGATTCATTTGTGTGGGAGGATCTGAGATCAGTGATCCCTCTTATCCCATCTCCCGGTCTGCAGCAACAGGCTTTATTGTTCAACGCCAAGCGTGGTGTCAATTGGAAGGTCAATTTGGCTGAGTTCATGCCCATTGAGAAGGAACTCGAGGTCATGGATGGTTCTGCTTACGGGAAGCGTCATTTCACAGCTTCTGCTATCCAAACGGCGAACACTATGATGCACCGCATGGGTCTGAACCGGCTAGCGTTGGCCAACCAAAAGTCTAAGGCTGAGACCGTCAAGTTGGGGCAGAAGAGGGTCCGGGAGGAGTTCTTCGATGTCTTCATTGATAAAGAACGCTGGGAGGAGTGCATGAACAGTGAAGCTAAAGCACAGATGTCAACAGCAGCTTACAACGAGATGATTAATGTCGCTAAATTCTCGCTTGAAGACGTGGAAAAGTATGATCATTATACTTTAAGGCAAGTTAATACTCACCTCAAAGGCCAGATGAAACCCAAACCTCTGGAGGGCACACTTGGTGAAAAAGAAGGGCAGCCGATCAATGCTGAGGAAAAGAGACTTAACCTGCTTTTAGGCCACACGATCCGTGAATCAATGAAGGTGCTTAAGAAGAGTTTGAAGTCTAAGTGGAAAGTCACCGATGGCATGACAGAGGAAGAGAAGTCTGAGTGGCTCCGACAGTTCGAGATCATCGACTGTTTTGAGGATGAGTGGGAGCTTAAGGTGCTTTGGCGCATAATGTGCGACGCACCCTCGTTTGATAGCGTGCACACACTATTTGCGACCGCTGACTTTGAGTTCACTGTCTACTGCCTTGCTATGGAATGGCCCGAGCTGTTGAGGGATTACCACAAACATAGAGAGTGGGCTATAGCTGTTCACAAAGCTTTCACAATGGTCATCGCGCAAATCAAGCATTCAGGTGGATCTGATACCTACTGGGGTAACACAGTTGTAATGATGTGTATACTCCTTTTGGTTCTAGAGTTGAAGAAAGCTAGATGTGGTATGTTCGGCGGTGATGACTCGAATCTGCTGTCAACTGAAAAGCTCACGGTCAATCGCATGTTTGCTGATGCCATTTTCCTCGCCCCACTTAAGGTGAATTATCATCCGTACGTGTCAGAGTTTTGTTCTCACCTTATTAAGGGAGGGCTTTCAATCTATAACCCTGAGCAGTTGGCGCGTAAGATCGTCAATAAGACCTTTAGACAAGTTTTGTCTCGTGAGAAAGACTGGGTGGAATATACTGATGCGTTGTCTATGGTCTTTAACAGTGTTCGTAAGGATCCTGAGGCTGCTGCTCGCATTTGTGCATTATGGTTTGGCTGGCATCCAGAAACAGCGTTTGCCAGGTTGCAAATTCTTGATTCTTTCATTAACATGAGTTATGGTTATGCAAAGAAAGTTTTAAGGACAGAAGAACTCGTGGTAACAGATTACGTGGGTGGACACTCCGAAGAGGGGGTAATATTCAACGCAACTCTACCACTAGAAGACATTGCAACGAAGTCCATATATAATACAACCATATCGCAAATGTACAAGAGCAAGCTCAATGAGTACACACAACGTCAGCGCATTGACGGTCCCAGCTATAATGTTACTAAGACTGGACCTGAGCACTGCCCAACTTTCAAAGCCACTGTTCGTGTTGCTGGTTTTAATGCTATCGGCGGGTCTGCTGGTAGCTTATCTGATGCTGAGAACCTTGCGGCCAAAGCAGCGTTCGAAGCCCTGCAAACCAGATCACAGACCGTTCAGATTCAACAGCCAGCGCCGAGCGCTGCTGCCTCGAGCCCGGAGGTTCTAAGTGTCGCCGCTGATCTAGGGCGTCTCTACAACTCGCAGAAGGATGTTCTCGACCGTCTGGAGAATGTTGAGAACCTTTGGGATAGCAAGCTCAAAAACTCTGTGAGTACCTTTGGTGAAGTGGCTGCTGCTGTTCAACGTGGCTTGCAGCCAACCATGGAGAGGCTGAGCCGCATGGATCAGCTGATTGAAGTGCTTGGCGCGAGAGTCGGTGCTGCTGAGGCCAACATCGTGGATCAGAAGCTTGTGACTGAGCGTCTCGAAGCGTTGATCTCTGAGTTGGTCATGAAGATCGATCTTCTGTCGTTCATGTCAGAAGTAACAGGTGTCAACGACGCCATAGAAGTGTATGTGCGTGATCACGTCAACAAGACACAACGCATGGTCATAACACCAGCTTTAGACGGTGATGCTCTGACGAGAATGGTGGCCAGTTTGATTCACTTGCCGATTGAGTGTTTCTGGTTACAATTCCGTGGGAAACCTATCAGTTCTCAGGACACCGTTCGTTCTCTAGGCATACTGCGAGATGATACTCTGGTCGTTCAGACTAGATTGCCCGGTGGATACTCAAGAGATGAACCAACTATCCCTGCTAGTGAAGGGCTTGGTGATAACCAGATGCCTTCACTTGTTTCAGATATGCCAACTTATGAGACTCGCATCGTCTTCATCAGAACTCTGAACGGTAACACGTTGCTACGCAACTTCTCGGTTACTGACAATTTGTTCGA